TCGCGGATAGTTTTCGCTTCCTGCATATTCTTAGGAACAAACTTAAAGTCGAACATGAATTCTCGGTTCGATATGCTCTTAAACAAGAGTTCGACTTGAGGGTTTTGTGCCACACCTGCACTGAATAGAAGCACGTCATTTATGGTATCCCCAAAGTTGCCAGTTTTTCCGGCAACTAATCCAGCAACTTCTGCCGCAGAGCCAGCACCACCCACACCACCACCACCAGCACCAGTGCCTTGGATCATATTCTGACCACTTGTAATACCTGTTAATGCTTTACCAATAGATTCACCAGCGGCACCGACCAATCCAGCCTTACCTAGTGCTTGAGTTAAACTGACCTGATCATAGTCGTTGACCAATTGTTGATTGATCGTGTCTGGCATATACAAACAAATATATGCAGATGCTCGTCTAGTTTTTCTACTTAAATCGATTGAGGCAACTATACCACCAGAAACAGCAGCGCCAGCTAAAACTCCAGCTTCTGCAATACCAGCCGCACCAAGCGCAGCTTGCGCTTGTCTGGGACCTTTTGCCTCTAAAACACTTTTAATTGCACTGCCAGCCACACCTATTGAATTCACGGCGGCAAGGCCACCTGAGATTCCAGCAGATAATACACCGCTGAATGGATTAACTGCACCCGCACCATTTCCGCCTTCTGCTCTATTTGAATCAGCATACGACATAACGTTATCAACTTTTACATTATATTCAGACTTATTCTGGATGCAAGGGGTGAATTTGATCCAGTGCAGCATTTTAGGCGAACTAGCACTACCGCCGCTTCCGATGTTAGGAGGAAAACGTAAAATTTCAGTTGAAAATGGATCTGATAGAACACGGTTTTGAGGGCCAGTCATTTCTTTTATTGGAAGTGCCTTGCTAACAATCCCTTCTGCTTGACGTGCAGTTGCTGCCGTTTGACGGTCCGTTCCAGGGACATGGAAACCTAATACATCCATCTTATTCTTTCCTACTAAATAGTTTCATGGCATACTCAGGCAAATTCAGTCCTAAACACACTAATAAATATTTAGGTGACCCCACGAGCATCTGGTACAGATCTCTTTGGGAACGCCGAGTTATGGTGCACCTGGATGATAATCCGAGTGTGATTGGATGGTCGAATGAAGAGATCGTCATACCCTATTTATCACCAATTGATAATCGTTGGCATCGTTACTTCCCTGATTTCTTCGTGAGAATAAAGAATAGAAATGGTATTCAAGAGGCGATGATTCTTGAGGTGAAACCTGCCAGTCAGTCTGTTGCACCAGAGAAAAAGTCTAAAATCACTCGCCAATATATCCGTGAGGTGGTGACTTGGGGTGTGAACGAGGCGAAATGGAAAGCTGCGGTTGAGTATTGCAAAGACCGCAACTGGCAGTTTAAGGTTATAACAGAAAACGAGATATTCAAATAATGCCATCACTATTCGATAAAGTAAGCAAACAGCTAACTGCGGCTGGAATCAAACCTCGAAGTTCTGCAGCCAGAGCATGGCTCGGCGCGAATATCGCTGCAATGAAAATTCCTACGAACCGATCAAATGTTTTAAACGATGCAAAACGTATCGCAGGTCGAGCCTTTATCGGCAAGATGTACCTTTACCACTATGATCCTAAGTTTAAAGATACCCTTCCAGTGTGGGATAAGTTTCCGCTGGTCATTCCGATGGAAGTATATCAGGATGGGTTTCTGGGGCTGAACCTTCACTATCTCGATCCATACAGCCGATTGGCTCTGTTGGACAGGCTATTAGATTTCGCCAATAATGATAAATACGATGATACGACGAAATTACAATTATCATATAATTTGTTGGCTAAATCTCGTCGTTATAGAATGTTCGAGCCTTGTGTTAAACGATATCTGTTTCAACACATTATCTCGCCGCTTGTTTATATCGAACCAGATAACTGGGAAACAGCTATCTTCCTTCCATTCGAGAACATGGTGTATCGTACCTAATGTTTAACGTAGATAAATTCCGCAGTCATTTTGCAGCGCATGAAGACTTCGCTAAAAGTTCTCGATTTGAAGTCAGAATTGCTGCGCCACCTGGAGCGCCAGATCTAACTAATTTTGCTAATGATCTGCGATTCCAGTGCGAATCTTCGGAACTTCCTGGGTACACAATCAATACAGTTGACAATCGAATCTACGGTGTAGCGAATCCAGTGGCTTCTTCCGCTTCTTTTGCAGATATCACCATGACGTTTATTTGCGCTGGCGATCTGTGGGAAAAGAAGTTTTTCGATCGTTGGATGGATATAATTGTTCCTATTAATAATTATAATCCACGATATAAAGATGATTATGCAAGCCCGAAAATAGAAATTAATCAATATACGGATATCGCAGAAGATCTTTCTGCTGCAATAAATCTAGATGAACCAGTTACAACCTCTAATCCAACTGCAGGCAGTCAACTAAGATATTCAGCAATTTTGCATGGAGCCTTTCCAATTTCAATAGCCCCTCTTGGATTAAATTGGGGTGATGATCAATTTTTAAAACTTGCTGTTACGTTCAAATATGAATACTGGACGCAAGGAAATGTTTCTTCTGGACCTGCAATTAAACGCCAAGAAGCAAACGCTGATGGTTCAGCTGTCGTTAAATAATGGAGTAAATTATGCCTTTACCGAAAATCAAACATCCGATTTATGAAGTGTTTTTAAAGTCATTAAACCGAAAAATTAAATTTCGCCCATTCCTCGTCAAAGAAGAAAAACTTCTATTGATGGCCAAAGAGGGCGATGATGCTAATGAGATCGTAAAAACAATTAAACAAATTATTTCAAATTGCGTATTAGAAGAAATCGATGTTGATACATTACCAACATTTGATATTGAGATGTTCTTCATCAATCTGCGAATTCGTTCTGTCAGTGAAGCTGCTGAAATGGTTTATACATGCAGCAATGTGGTTCCTGACACAGAAGGTGCAGGTCCTTGCGAACATAAAATTGACTTTTTACTAGATCTTAAAAACGTAAATTACATAGAAGAGCCTGATCACAACCCGATCATAAAGTTAAGTGATACTGTCGGTATGAAGTTTAATTACCCAACTCTAAACTTCGACGAGCAATCATTACTTGATAAATTTGAAGACGGTGGATATAGATTCGTTTCTCAGTATCTGGATTACATCTATGATTCCGAGGAAATTCACAAGAAACAAGGCAATATATCTGAAGAAGAACTGAAAGAATTTTTCGATGGATTAACAATGGATCAAGTCAAGGCTATTCGAAAGTTTTTCGAAACAACACCGCGAGTTTCATTGAAGCAAGACGTTACATGCCCAAAGTGTCAACACTTACATCATCTTGATGTGGAGGGTCTGCTCAATTTTTTCGACTAATGCTTGGTTATGAATCTTTAGCGAATTACTATAAGACCAATTTTAGTCTTTTACATCATCATAAGTATTCGCTGCAAGAGTTTGATGAAATGATACCTTGGGAAAAGCAGATCTATATTAAGATGCTTACTGATCACATTAAAGAACAGAATGAGAAGTTAAAACAACTACAGATGCAAAGAAACACTAGAAGATAAAAATGGCAGAAAACGTCGACCCAAAAAAAGTTGCTGCACTAAAAGCAGAAAACGAAGCCCTTAAAAAGAAAAAAGGGCGCAAAGTACTGACTAAAGCCATGAAAGAGCGAGAAGACTTCTTCAATAAAGGTTATGAGGAAGGCAAGAAAGAAGCCGAAGCTGCTGGAAAGGGCAAATTCGGACAGATTCGTGCTGGCTTCAAGAGAGCCAACGAAAAAGAAGATGAGTTCCAAGCAGCCACAATGGGAACTAAAAGAAACAAAGAAAAGTTCTTCAGAATGTTTGGAATCGAAATGGGCGACTGGGCTAGAAAAAACCTTGAGGATAAGGTTAGCCCAGAAGAACAAGCAGCTGCCAAAAGCAAACTAGGGTTAGACAAAAAAGAAAAAGAAAAACCTTCTGCCAAAAAAACAAAAGCTGGACTAGTTGGTTCTGATAAATTGATGAAGGAAATTGTTGGTATCAGAAATACCGTCCAGTCTCTTGCCAAGTTTATTTTAGTCAATAGAGGGTTCACTTCTGAGATCGACCCTAAAACTGGAAAGATTCTATACAGAAACAAAGCAGGGCAATTCGCAAAATCTCAAGAGGCGACTTTCGCTAACTTTAAAAACGTTAGCATG